ATGGCGACCTTTCAAAAACGCAATGGTAGAGTGACAGCTACCGTTAGAATTAAGCCGCATCCGGCTAAATCAAAAACATTTGATACTTTGCGCGATGCAAAGAAGTGGGCGCAAGAAACAGAAGTAAGATTAAAGAATGAAAAGTTAGAGATTTTCGACCATATTATATTTAAAGATGCCTTAATTGAGTACCGTGATACTGTCTCTATTAATAAACGTGGCTATGAAAAAGAACGAAGAAAAATAAACTTTTTATTAAAAGCCATGTATGTAGATCAGCCGCTCATTCAAGTTAATAAAGACTTCTTAACAGAATGGCGTGAGCAAAGGCTTTTAAATGTTAAAGGTGCCACGATTAGGCGTGAGTTTATTTTGCTGTCAGCTTTTTTCACTTGGTGCATTGAGGTCAAGCGATGGCTATCAGTGAACCCTCTACGTGAAATTAAGTTCCCTTCAGAATCACCGCATCGAGAACGTGTAATTAGTGATGAAGAAATAGAAATTTTATTACCTTTCTTATCTACTGAGATGCGCTATATCTTTTTAATCGCTTTACAAACTGGAATGAGACTTTCAGAAATTTGCAATCTGAAATGGGAAAAAATTAGATTGAGTAAAAGCTATTTAATTTTAGACCTTACAAAAAATGGTCGTGCAAGGGAAGTGCCTTTAAGTTCCCAAGCGGTTGAAATCTTTAAATCCATTGGCCCAAAAAAGCAAGGGTATGTATTTAGCATAACTAGCGATGATGCAACCGATGAATTTCGGGATGCTAAATTAGAAGCGGGTTTAGAAGGTTTTACTTTCCATGATAGTCGCCATACTGCAGCAACTAAAATTGCTTTAAAAATCCAACTGCTTGATCTGTGTAAAATGTTTGGGTGGAGTAATCCGCGGCGTGCGATGATTTACTACAATCCCACATCTAGTGAGATTGCAGCGCGGCTTTCACAGCCGTAAGCGAATAACGGCCTTTAATATCTTTGAATCTATGCTCTTTGGCTAACTTCTTAAATGAATGGTAGGATAAGCCTGGTATACGTTCACATAATTGCGTAATGTTAAGCAGCTCATCGCCTTGGGCTGCTAAAACTTTAGTTACTGCATTCTCACATGCCTTTTCGATGACCTGAGCCAATTCGGATGCAGGCATAGAAACAAATTTAACTTCTGTCATTCCACGCCATCCAATGTCTCAAGAATAAGAATTAATTGCTTTTCAATCTCAGCGCCTTTCTTAAGACCTAAGCCATCCATAAGATCCAAAACAATATCCCTTGCCCCATTAATACGACAGAACAAATCAAACTCCTGTGCTTCGAGTTTTTGGGCGCTATTTACAACCTTTCTCAGTTTCAAAGCGAGCTTATCGCGTGATTTTGGCTCGAACTCTGAATTTTCTTTATCCAGTCCACGAGATAATGAACCTAGTTGACACATAAGTTTAGATGGCTGTTTCATAGTTACGCTCCAAAAACTGAGGTTAAATCAATGTTAAAAATTGCAAGCCAAGCATCTCGGTGATATGAATTTACTTCGGAGAAGCGTTGACCCTGTACAGTCGCTTTTTTAATTTCTAAATGGTGCTCACGACTATATTTAGAGAGTAGGCGACCTTCTTTATTTCCAAAGTTGGTTTTGAGTTTTGTGTTGATTGAGGCCACCGCAGCGAAAGAAATGGATTCACCTAATTTCTGCTTAAGGTCTTCATTTTCACGCTTGAATTTAGATGCGGTTGCCATAGCTGTAGCCTCTCGGCGACTACCAATTTCCGCTTTGGTTGTAATAGCATGGTCGCGTTCAGCCCGAGCTTGCTGTAATTCTTGAGTCTTGCGAAGAATCACATTATTAGCGACCTGCAATGCCTTAGCCATTATGATTTCAGGATCATCATTTTCCTGACCTGAAATATAACCACCATTTTTACGAATACTTGGCAATACATCAGAAGTAACCCATTTCTTAAATTGCTTAGCTTCGGGTTTACGGCTTGTTAGAACTAAAGAATAAAGACCAGATTCATTAACTAAATTAGTTGGTCTGTGGTTACCCTCGATAATATCGAGGGTAACTTCATCATTATCTAATCTACGTGCTGCATCACTTGGATTGCCAATCTCTAAAACATTACAAACATCAGAAAGAACAAACCAAATTTCACCATCCTCTTTTACGATGGTGCGGACTTCGTTTTGATTGAAGTTAAAAACAGATACATTGTTCATCACTTAATCTCCTCAACCTTTTCAGCAATTTCCTCCAGGATTCTCCACCCATCCAATCTGTGAAGCGGTTCCTGTACTCCACTGGCATCACATTGCTGCTGAACTATTTTTTCAATTGCAACAACAACCTCTCTAGTTCTTGGCACAACAATATGAGTATCTGACACCGCCTGAGCTTTGGCTTTTTCTTGCCACCCAAACCAAGCGCCATTTAATAATTGCTCATCATTTTTCGCTTCAAGCAGATCAAAAATATTTCCATTAATCACACAGTCTTTAATCTGATAATTATTAAATTCTTCAGACCATTCAAATTTGTGGATTATTGTCTTTACATACTCGCTTGCTTCAAAAGCCTCTCTTTCCTTATTCAAATCTAACATTAGCCTTCTCCTCAAACTCGCAATGGCATCAATAGGCCGTGTACGCCGTCCACAAATTCCACATAAGTTGAAGTAGTGGCACCAGATGGATAAAAGAGAGGGAATCGGCAATTAAGAATCCTTGCGCACTTCATGAATTGGCCCACATATTCTAAATTCCACTGAACAAACTCTTTAGGTGGCTCAGTTGGCTTTGGAATATCGACACGGCTAATGTCTGGAAACTTGCCCTCAATAGGACGAAAGAATTCAAACATTCCGTTTTCGTAATCCAATAACCAAAACTCATCATCAATTTGGCTTAAAGTGATGGTCTTTACTTTTGGGTTATTACCCACTTTTTTAATGAAAGACTTAACAATCTCGATAGGTATGATCACCTCTATATCTTGAACCTCTGGAGCATCACAAATAAGAGCACAGTGACCATTTGTGGCAGCCATCATTCCATCTTTAACCAACACGCCCATTAAGTAGAACCTTACTTCACGCTGTGCAGCAAAAAGGCTTGTTGCTTGAAGATGCTTATAAGTTAGGGTTACTTGCTTCTTAAAATTCATGGTTGCACCTCTTTGTTGTTTGCAAATACATTCGCAAAAGTGCTGCTAGTTATCTCAGGTAACGTATTGCGAGCTTCTTTAAATGCACAGGCTTTGGCTGCTGCCTCCAGATCCATAGGGACTGAATTGTTATATTTCTTCCATTCCTCTTCATAACGGCGTTCTAAGAACGCAACGAATAAATGAACTATCTGTCTTGTTGCACTATTGGTTTTCTTGTAACGTGCGTCTGTTTCAAGAAGGTCAATAGTTGCTGCACGAGCTAAGTCTAAAAGGTCGTCATAAAGAAGCTCGTCAAAATCAATCTCAAGCAACTGGTCTGCTTTTTTTAAATTAATATCCTTACTTGGGTTAAGGAGTCTCTGTTTTACATCTAGAGGGCTTATTTTGTGTGTAAGCCCGTTTCGTCTAAAGCGAATTGCATTACTCATGATCACGCCTTTAAATGATTTTCAAATTCTTTATAAAGTTGGGTAGCTGCTTTATTCATTTTTCCGTCATACATGATGTGTACGTTTCTAGGAAAAAGTTTGCTGACTGTGGCGCAATAAAACTCCATACGCCCACATGATCTAACAATTCCGCGATACCCAATCTTTGTAAGCCACAATAGAAACGCCTTAAAAAGAACCTCCTTGGAGAGGTTGGCGTAATTAACGCCGTCCATCATTCTTAAAACCTTCTGTAAGTGTTTTAGAGATGGCTGCATTCGCTGGAGCTAAATGATTTGTGTTGATTACTTGCGCCTCTGGGACAACCTCAAGGTGCGTAATATTATTTTTCAGCTCATCAAGTTGGTATTGACCACCAGTTAATTGAGCAAGCTCACCGTTGTGATAATCCTGAGACAGATCTGCGTGTGTTTTGGCAATATCAATCAAGCGAAAAGTTTTATCAAAAGCAAACTTACTTAAGTTATGGTCCTTAAGTTTGTCAACAAGACTTAGCTCAATTGCTGAGAGTAGGGCATTGATATCACCCATATCATTCTTAGCTTCGCTACGTGCTGTAACAAGATCATCCACAGTCACGCTTTTGTTTTCTGGAAAAAGTTGTGAACTAGTACGCATGATTATTCCCCTTTATTTTTAAGTGAAGCTAAGCACTCTTTGTGAGCATCAACTAAGCCTTGAAAGTGTTCACTTGTTCTACCATCAAGCTTCATTAATCCTTGTGTAGACATAACTCCAGAATGAATTTTGAAGCGGCGTTTAGGCATTGTTTTTTCAAAATACAACTTAGCTATCAATGCATCTTTAAGGTTGAAATAGAATGGTGATGATGTGGTAATCTCATTTTCTGAATCATCAAAAGATTGAGCAAAATAGTAATGACAGCCTTGACTTGTGTTTTGTTCTGCTTGCCAAGTTAGAACGTCTTTATAGTTTGGAATTAGCTTAACTAAATCTTCTTCAGCCATTTTTTCAACATTCAATTTGATCAAACGGAATTCATGTTGATTAAGCCAAACACGCTCCCACATAGGGGCATTTTCATTTTCAAAATTTAAAAAAGAGGTATCAAAGGCACCTGCGGTAATGTAGTAATCCACTTCTGGATTTTCACTTTTCAAGCTTTCTAGCTTTCTTTCTGCTTGATCAAGATGAAAGAAAGGGCGATTAATTATTCCAAATGGGTAAATTTCTTTGCCTTCTGCTTGGATTGAAAAGTGATGGCAGACTTCTTCATCAACCATCCATGCATCTATTTGAGCAAGCAATTTTTCAAGAGTTCTACTTTTGTTGGTTGAACGAAGGTGTGAATTAATACTGTTTTGTTGACTAGTATCTGTGATTTGGTTCATAATGTGACCACTCAAGAGTTGCTTGTCCCGATCCTCGACCAAAATTTTCAGGACAATGACTTACCTTAAAAGACCAGAGCATTGACTCTGGTTTTCCTGTTTGTAAAATGAATCAATCATTTTGTGTAATTTAAGATAAATCATTTTGTTTGATGCAGTCAAGATAATTTTAAATCATTTTGATTAATTTTTTTGATTAATAAAAAAGCCCGCAATTTGATATGCGGGCTTTTTTTGTGCCTTGATTTTTTAATCTAAGTAAATATTCTGCATTGCAATCACTGGATATTCATTAACATGTTTGCTTGGTGGAACAATGTCTGTAACAGCAACTATCGCCTCAACATCTTCCATCTCAATTGTCATTCTTGATTCGCCATTCACGGCTAAAAGATGCAATACATCATTAACTATACCTATAAATTCCTTGATAGTTCTACGTCCGTCTTTCAACTGAACCTCAACAAACTCAGTGGGTGTTGGTGTTGCATCGGGGTCGCAAACCACATACCAACCATTTCGTATTGCGGGATACATAGAATCACCCGTACCCTTTACTGCATAAGCATTTGGACCGGCTGTAAGAGAAGGTACATAACCATCACCACCGTTACCCAAGTAACCCATTTCAGTGTAATAGCCATCCATTCCCATTCTAGAGTAGGACTTCACAGGAACCCATCCTCCGCGCTTTACAGTAGTTGGAATTGTTTCATTTCTAACACTATCAATGTATGGGGAGCCAGTCCCCGTAAGAATCCACCCAAGATCAATTTTAAACTTAGTAGAAATATTAAAGGCACCGATTTTGGAAATTCCACGATTTTCCCAGTTATAGATAATTTGAGGTGATTTATCTAAAGCGGCTGCCAACTCAGAACCAGTTAATTTTGTGACTTGATAAACACGTTGCATTGTTGGGTGAATTTGCTTCTTTTCCATGGCTCTCTCGGGAAGGCTAAGAATTAATTGCGGCAAATGATAACACATTTTGTGTAAATCAAAACGATTGATTGATTTTTTTGTTTGTGTATACTAAATCAATCAAAATGATTTATTTCGAGGTGCTAATGAGTAGTATCCAAAAAGATAGAGAGCTAATCGACAAGCATGGAGGTGCTACTGCGCTAGCTCAAACTTTGGGCTACCACGTTCAGCGTGTTCAAAACTGGAAAATTAGAGGCATTCCAGCCAAAGAGAAATTTAAACACCCCGAACTACTCTTAGTCGATTTTATTCCAACACCAAAGAAATAAAAACCGCCATCTGCTGTAACAGATAGCGGTTTGAATATCGTATTTGGAGCAAACCAAAATGAATGAACCAATACTAGCACAAAATTCAGACTGTGCAATATCCCCAATGTGCGTTTTTATCGCCTATCCAAAGGAGCATATTCCCTATGAATCAGACAGCTCTGCAATTCATCAAGCAGTATGAGGATGGGTTTTATGAGGGTGCTAAATACACGCGTGAATACGGCGATCTTAGAAAGCTTTATGACGAATCTACTGATGAATTTTACATCGAAGAAATCAATGAAGCCTATGCAGAATTCAAAAGGGGGAGTTCATGAGTAATATAATTGCACCGAATTATACACAGGTGCCTAATGTTGTTGTTGATGAGCTTGCTTCTCAATTAAGTGACTCTGCTTTTAAATTGTATGTGGTTCTTATCCGGAAAACTAAAGGATGGGATCAATCACGTGATGCTATTTCAATTAGTCAGTTTGAAAAAATTACTGGCAAAAGCCGTCCAACGGTTGTGAAAGCAATTGAAGAGTTGGTGAAATTGCGTTTAGTTCGCAAAACTGGATGCACAAAATTTGGCAATGAATATGAATTAAATTTGAGTTTTTCAATTGATGGAATACTACTAAATTTCCCAAGTAAAAAATCTTTACTAGTTAAAAAATTTAACCAAACTAGTAAAAAATCTTTACTGCTACTAGTTAAAAAATTTAACACACAAAAGAAACTATCAAAAGAAACTATCAAAAGAATAGATTCGGGCAGCAAAAAAGACTCTAAAAAATTCTCAGAAAATTTTGAGAAGTTCTGGTCTACATATCCATCATGCAAACGAAAATCAGACAAGTCTGGCACTGCCAAAACTTTTGAAAAGTACGAAAAGGCATTTGAACTTGACACAGTGATTTCAATTTTAGAACTGCAAAAAATTGATGAACAATGGACAAAACAAGATGGTGAGTTTATTCCATCGCCTACTTCATGGTTAAACAAAAAGCATTGGGAAAATGATTATTGGATTTCAAAGATCCAAGCTCAACCAGCAACACAAGTAAACAATGGTCCGATTATTGAGCAACAACCTACTCAATTCAAAGGGGTAAGAAGACAGTTCAAAGGGGTTAATGCATGATCGAGCTATATTCAATCCCAGTAGAGCAATATGTTCTTTCTGCATTCATGTCATTCAATCAGGGTATGGATGATTTTATTGAGCAGCTTGAAGCAGAAGATTTTTATGCATCACAACACCAAGTCATTTTTAAACACATTCGTGCTCAATATTTAATTGGTGATGCTTTTGACGAGATCACTATTTGGCAACAAATCCGCGCCAATGCTAATGAATCAAGAGTGATTGATGAATCCTTCATAGTCAATTTGATGAGCCGTGTTCCTCAAGTATCAATCTTAGGCACACACGTAAAAACACTTAAGGACTTATCAGCACGTAGAAAGCTAAATGAAATAGGAAAGGCCATTACTACGCTGTCAATTGATATGGTTGGGCATAGTTCTGATTCTGCCATCAATAAGGCACAGTCACTGTTACAAAACATGAGTCATAGTGCTAGTGATGACTACTTAAAACATGCTCATGAATTCACAAAAGAAGCTATAGGAGAGTTCTTGGCACGACACGAGGCGCTTCATAGCCAAGTTCCATTTGATGGTGGAATTAGAACAGGTTTTACCGCCCTTGATCATAAGTTAGGGGAAGTTGGGAAAGGGGATTTGGTTATCATTGGTGCACGCCCTTCAATGGGTAAGACAACGTTTGCTCAGAACTTGGCTGCCGATATGTTTATTAATCAAGGTTTGCCTGTCCTATTTGTTTCTATCGAAATGAAGGGGAGGCAAATTATGCAAAGAATGATTAGTGGTATCGGCGGGGTTGAATTAAAAAAAGTCCTAACTGGAAATATTACCCCAAACAGTGATGATCTTTTGATGATCAACACAGCGGCCAATACTATTGAAAAAGCACCTTTCATGCTTGATACCAACAATAGGTCTACCACTTCAACAATCAGAAGGTCAGCAAGAAAGTTACAAGCTAAATATGGGAAAGTTGGTGCCATTTTTGTTGATTACATTCAAAGAGTCATACCACTTAATAAAAATAACTTTGGTAGATCTGACAAAGAGCTAGGGGAGATTTCAGGCGAACTGAAAAGGATTGCAGGTGATTTCGATTGTCCAGTTTTTGCTTTAGCACAGCTCAACCGAAGCTTGGAAAACCGCAAGGATAAGCGCCCTATTAATGCAGATTTAAAGGACTCAGGGGATATTGAGCAAGACGCAGACATCATCATGTTTATTTACCGTGATGAAGTATACAACCCTGGTTCAAAAGATGCTGGTACAGCGGAAATCATCATTGGTAAGGCTCGTAATGGCTCAATTGGTACAGTTCGATTAGCAACAGATTTAGCAAGAGCAACCTTTACCGACTTAAGCCCTGAATATTACCAATCTCAAATGTTAGGGGACCATATATGAAAACGTTCCTAATCATTATGACCGTTGTTTGTATTGCAACTTTTATGGGTTTAGTTGTGGCTGCATTAGCTGCAAAGCTTCACCAGTTTTCAGGTAACCGAGCTAAATTTCGTTTTTCTTTGGCTTTCATGGATATCACTTTTTTTTTTTATGTGTTTTGACCCTAATCGTATTGGGTGGAGGTAAGTATCTGGCGTTTTCTCACGGAATTTTATTTTTGTTGGCGTTGTATCTAATTTTTTATCGGTTCGAAAAGTGGGAGCGTAAAGCGTGATAAAAGAAAATGTAAAGTTGCATATCATGCAAGGTGTAGACTGGTCTAAATATGATTTGCCTGAATGGTTGCGCCAATTTGGTTATTGGCAAGGGGCAGTGATTCGCTTTGGTGGATCTACTGAAAATCCATTAGTAGGTGCTATTAAGCGAGCAAAGTTGAGGCTCAAAAAAGGGGATAGAGAAAAGATCGTTGCTTATTATCTTTGTGATGAAAACTTCATGGATAAAAAGTCTAAAAAACCAAATGTCTGTCAAATTACAGATGATGAGGCTAGAGCTGTACAGCGCTTGGTTATTGATATTTTAGACGGTTGCACTTCTGAGGCTATGCTTGATTGGATGGATGCAATTATTGAGCGTTATTTCAATCAAAAATCATGGACTCAGTTAGTAACTCCAGAGCGAACAGCCATGGATGCAAAATACGATGTTCGTTGTGGCTTAGCAGCTTTGCACAATCGCTACCAGTTTATTAGATATAAAAATGGCTCAGTATGATCTAACTATTGATATTTATTGGTAATTCAGATAATTGCATGAAGATTAAACAACGGTGAGCAAGAATGATAGAAAATCCGCAACATTTTAATTTAATAACAAATTTTGAAGAAATCACATCTAGACCTAATTTTGTTGAAAAAGTGACGATTGCTAGGGGTGAGGATGTTCAAAACACTATCTCTGATTTAGTTGGTTTTTATGTGCTAAGGGATTTTGTTAGTTGTGGGATTTCTAGTTGTGGAAAGAAACATCAAAAAGGTTATATCGCAGCGCTTCATGATGGCAATGAAATTATCATTGGCCATAAGTGCGGGAAAAAACACTTTGGTGTGAGTTTTGATGAAAAAGCTAAACAATTCAAGCATCTTAGAGACAATGCGAATCAATATCTGCAAATTAAGGCAATGTATGAAAAGCTGCCACAGTTAAAGGAAAGTCTAGAAAGAATTTTGAACCAGTCGGGCAAAATGACATTCTTGCAAATAAAGATGGCAGTAAAGAGCTTTAAAGAAGATGCATTTGATTACTGGATGCGAAGGAGAATTGGACAAGAGGTAACAAGCAACGGATCTATTTTTATTGATGACTTCAAAACAGAAGAAGAAATCAATGCTGAAATCCTAAGTGGTAGAAAAAACATCTCAGACATCAAGCGGGTTTTAGTCGCAAATATTGCTGAATATGATGTTATCGCCAATTGGCATAATGCTGAAAAGTTAAAGGACTACTTTGATCGGCTGTACAGGGAAATCAAAAATCCTAACCAGATGGACGGGGTAGCTATTAAGGCATTAGCAAAAAAGCTTAGACAGCATGACCAAAATTTGAGGGAGTTGGAGGACTATATAAAAAGAGGTAATCGCTTATTTACCCCTGAAAACCTAGTTCAATTCGCCGTGTTATTTACGAAACCACATGAGCAAAAAATTATTGAGAAATATGCAAATAATTTTGCTTGAGCACTTGACCCTGATCAGGGCTAGTGGTATTTTTGTGTTAAAGTTGTGCGAAGTGTAAATAAGGTGCAACTAAATTAGTAAGTAACCCTTGCATCATAAGCAAGAAGGCGAAACTAGATTAAAGCCTGTCATTGAGTTGATGGGCTTTTTGCTTTTATGCCCTACGAGCTTAGAACATTGGATTCCGATGTGCTGGACTGGATTTCTAGTCGATGCTTAAACGTAGGGCTTTTTGCTTTTTGGAGCATTTAAAAATATTAAAACCCATAATCAAAAGTTTGCTGATTAGCTAAAGACTGTTTAAGCAAACACGTCTAGACACCACGAAAGAGTGTACAACCCATGCAGTTCATCGCGCATGGATGGGATATGCAGGAAATACATACCAGATTGGGAGTGATGCCCCGCCATTAAAATAGATCTGAAAGCTGAAACGTAAAATACTGTGCCCATCCAGTGGTTTTATAAAGTAAGTGAGTAGCGGTAGGCCACAGTACTGAGAAAGCTGTGGCAATTCAGGAAGATTAAACCAAGTCGGTCTATGGGTCGCTGTCTTGAAAACAGTTGGGTGTTACAGCCGTGTGAGTTCGAGTCTCACATCTTCCACCAAGAATATCTCGCGGGAGGTGCTTTGTTGGGGCACCTCTCAATTTTGCCGAACGGATTACGGCGCATGAAGCCCTGCCAAATACTAGTTATTGGCGGGGCTTTTATTTTTGGAGAATGCCAATGGATGACTATTCAAAACGAATGCAAGAAAGAATTAGAAAGGCAGACCGAGCAGATCGTATTCATAGTTACATTTGTTTGGGTTCAATCTTGGTTATCTTAGGTCTGGCTGTCTACGGGGCTTACAAGCTATTAATGGGGTGACTATGGACACAAGCGAAGCCAAGAAAAATCTAAATAAATATTCGGATGAATTAAACCGCTACCAGAACTTATCTCGCACTGGGTTAAGTCGTGAAGAAATGCTTGTTATAGATCGAATCATTATTCGACTGAGAAACAAGATTAATAATTTACGGTCTATGTTGAATGCGTGATGCCAAAAGACTAGCCGAAGTACGCAAGCTGCCATGCATGAGATGTGGTGCACCAGCACCAAGCCAAGCCGCGCACTCTAATTCAAGCAAAGACGGTAAAGGCAGATCTATTAAGGCTTGCGACTCTAAAACTGTTTCTATGTGTTTTTCCTGCCATCATTTATTTGATACCTACCAACTAGGCAACAGACAGGAAAGCGAAGAGCTATTTAATAAATGGCTTAAGCGAACCAACGCAATGCTTGAGTCAGATAAAGAATTATTTTGAATTATAAATAACCCAAATAAACCCATTAAAAGCGGTGGGTTTTAGTTGGGTTTTATCCTGAGCCGTGAGGCTCTTTTTTTGTGTCCATAAAAAGGAAGCGAGAAATGAAAACCAACCAAAAAGGCGAAGCTGACATTGTTGTTATTGTCTTGGGTGCCTGTCTTTTTATCATTGTCATTTGTCTGATCATGTTTGCCTATCCTCACTACAAAGTTTGGAAGCAAGGCATGAATGGTCAAGCAGCACTGGCGGAAGCTGAACAGTCAAAAATGATTCAAGTTCAAACGGCACGAGCAGAGCTTGAAAGTTCAAAACTACGAGCTGAAGCAATTAAAACCATTGGTCAAGCAGCTAAAGATTATCCAGAGTACCGTAATCAAGAGTTTATTGGTGCATTTGGTGAAGCTTTGCGTGATGGCAAGATTCAACAAATTGTTTATGTACCAACTGAGGCAAACATTCCAGTCCTTGAAGCTGGTAAACGTCCCGTTGTGGATGAATAAGGTATAGGTGGGAATATGGAACCAGCAACATTCCCAATCAATAGTTATTCTGGAATTGTTCAGGTAATTAACTATCTGAACAATAACCACTCCAAAGCAGCCGCAGAAGGCAAACCTTTAGTCGTTAGAATCAATCAGAAGGAAGACGACAGGAGCGCCGCACAAAACCGGCTTTACTGGGCTTGGCTTGAGCAGATCAGGCAAAAGACCGGTAATTCAAAGGATGACCTTCATTTACTTTTTAAGAAAAAGTTTCTTGCAAGGATCTATGTTGAAGGTCGGCAAGAGACTGCAGAAAAGTACATGGCTTTGCAGAACTTTAAAGATGTTATTCAAGCATTCGATGGACCTAAGCGCCGTCAACTTGAAAAGGATTACCAAGTTTTGGTCAATACCTTCATTAAAGACCACCTGCAAAGCAAGAAGGCCACCATTAAAGAATTCACCAAATATCTGGATAAGATCAACATCTATGCACATAGAGACTTGGGCGTGATGTTGATTATCCCGGATGACCTTAAGTGGTGTTATCAAAATGAGCAATGATTCAAATTTGCAAGATGTAGTGCTTAAACTGATAGAGCAAACAAACAAGCTTATTGACCAAAACAATAAGCTGACTGATCACAACAATAGACTGATCGAACAGAATAGCTTACTCGTTCAAATCAATGCAGAACAATCCGCTCAGTTATCCGAAGTTCTATTAATGCTTGAAGATAGTGAACCAGCACAACGGTCAGGATCATTAGATGGGTGATGTTATGAGCACAAGTGAATGTATTAGCTTTCAAGAGGCAGTAGAGATTGGGCTTCAGAAAGCAGCGGATAGTGAAAGAATAAAGGCTGAGGTTCAAAGCATTTTACAAGAGTTGAATTCAGTAGCTGCAAAAGCAACTAACAGAAATTTCATTTTATTTGATTTGTCTGAACCGGAAGTTAAACAACTGTCACCTCTTAAATTTGACTTCAATAACTATAGCTTTCCTATCGCCGTAAGGTGTGGAGCATTAGAAGTTGAATGCAATAGCATTTGTGAACTTGTTGAGTCAATAAAGCAATTTCTAAGATCAGCCTATTTTGGTGACTTTATAAGGATGAATATCAATGCCTAGAATTGTATCGGTTATACCGCCTAAAGATGACTCCAACATTACTAAAGCACAGGGTACAAAAATATTGCTTGATAATGGCGAGTACCTACGATGTGTCCACAAAATCACTTTAGTAGCAGAAGTTGATTCGCCGTGGAAAGCAATCATTGAAGTGTACCCATCTAATCAAGAGCAAATTAATGCATTGCTTGCAGATGTTGAGGTTATTAAACGTGACCAAGAATACAACCGCTTGGATGAGATTGAAAAGGAAATCCAGCAACTACAAGACGAGAAGGTGCTCATTGAGCGCAAACACCGTCCAGAAGTAACAGGGCTTTCAATAGCTGGTGTAGCGAATGTACCAATGGAAGGGACTTTCTTGGTTGATAAAGGTGAGAGAGTTTTAAAGCCGCCTAAGAACGATGCTTTAACGGAGTTCCTTAAAAACAACCCTTCTCATTCAACAATCATTCCACCAGTAACAGGGCTGGTGAAAGATGAACAGGGTATTGTTCGCACCGTTCCAGATTCTAAAGGTGAGCACGATGATACCGAAGAGCATTATTAATAACCGCTTAGGGTTTTATGGATTAGATGATCTTGAACAGCCGCATTTAATAGTTGAGCCAGAAACTCCAGAAGTCCAGCGTAAACAATTGGAACTTCGTTTAGTTAGATTGGTCCAAGAGTATCAACGCAAGGGTTTAGATATCGATTGGATATCCATTGACTTACTTAATGGTGTAGATGCGCGAGTAACCTTAAATGAAACTCCAAACATTCAAGAACAAGTTGCAGACGCTACAGACACCTGCACAAACCCAGAAGAACTCTAAACAAAACAATTGGGGTTCTGGTCGTGGTGGTCGTCCGTGGCGCCGTCTTAAAGCTAAGATCCATTTGCGTGATGAGTGGACCTGTCAATGTTGTGGCATCGTCACTAAAGACTTAGAGCTTGACCATATTGTGAATGTGGCAAGAGGTGGAACGGATGATGAATCAAACCTCCAGTCTCTTTGTGTTCCATGCCATAAGAAGAAAACCCAACAGGAGAGCAGGCAGTGAATAATGATGAATTATTAGAGCAGCTCGGATCAGTTGCCAACTTCATGCGCGGTATGCAGCTTGATCCACGCATCCCAGCAGATACTAAACAAGCTTTAATTGAACGTGCTGAAACAATTGATGAGCTAGTTCAAAATTATTTGGACGAGGATTGCTGAATGACTTCAAAACTAGTTCATGTGAAAGATGCAGACAAAGGCTCTGACATCTACTTTGATCCACAGGGCCTTGAAGGCGCCGTTTTTAATTGGAATGGGCAGAAAGATTACAGCCAATACATTTACAACGCTATGTTGTATATGCGGAGCGGCAGTTTGATTTGTTGTGTTGTGAATGACGATGGCAAGAAGAAGATTCTTGAACATGTTCAGGAAGCACCATAATGATGCAAAAAATCCAGCAGGCAGGGGGGAGGTCAAAAGTTCCAAGCCCTTCGCCGTTGGACACCGCCCCCCATCTCATTTATAAAAAAAATTTCCCTCTCAGAAAAAGTTAAAGCAAAAAGTTAAAATCAAGTTAAAGGTAGAGCAATGGCATTAACAGAGAAAATGGAAAAATTTGCTCTTGCCATTGTTGACGGCAAGACAAATAAAGAAGCAGCAATTTCAGCAGGTTACGCGGAAAAAACTGCATCCGCCGCAGGTGCTAGGTTAGCAAAAGATCCTGAAATTATTGTCTATATTGAAATGTTAAAGGCTCAAAAAGAAGGGCGTTCTTTAACATCTGATTCACCAAAAGTTAAACCTAAAGATACAACTGAAAATAGTGGTGAAGATGAAAACCCTATTGAGGAATTTCAATTTGAAGGTGATGACCCTTTAGATTTTTTAATTAAGGTCATGAACTTCAATGGCAACAAGTTGCCACTAAGAATGCAAGCAGCAATTGCAGCATTGCCATACAAGCACGGCAAGGTTGCAGAAAAAGGCAAGAAAGAAACTAAACAAGACAAGGCAAAAGAAGCGACCAGAACTGGCAAATACGCCACGTTGGACAACCAGTTGCCTAGTTAAAATCAGAGGAACAAATGATGTCAAATGAAAAACAAATTGAGCAAGAAATCCAAGATAAGGGGTTAAATGCCCCACGTATCACACCTGATCATATCGATTCAAAGATTAAGGCGGTTCGCTTCATAAATGGCGGAGTTACGCCAGATTATTATGCAGAAGATTATAAAAATAATTGTGGTGCAAGTTGCTTAACTATCTGCATTCTGTCTTTAGAAAACGGATTTACAGTCACTGGCGAATCAGCTTGTGCTAGTCCAGAAAACTTTGACGAGAAGATGGGACGAGAAATTGCCTATAAAAATGCTCGTGAAAAAATCTGGCAACTTGAAGGCTACTTATTGAAAGAAAAGCTTTATCAAGCTGAGTTAGATAACCAATTTTAATATTCCGCCTTCGGGCGGTTTTTTATGGACCATTTAAATGACTGCAAAACTACCAGACTGGACAACTGCTTGCCCAGACTGGGCAGATCGCATCGTCAAAGGTCAATCTTTGATGCCATGCAAGCCACTATTTCAAGATGTGGCAGACGTGGCTTTAAGAACATTTAACTCCTTAAAAGTTGTAGATGTTCTGGATTCTCCAGAAATGGGGGAAATTGTTCGGGAGTGGGTAACCGAGTTTGTTGCTGCAATTTTTGGAGCCTATGACAAAAAGTCAAAACGCCGTTTGATTAATGAGTTTTTTCTTTTAATTCCTAAGAAAAATACAAAATCAACAATTGCTGCATTCATTATGCTCACAGCATTTATTTTGAATAGCCGTTTATCTGCTGAACTCATCATTTTGGCACCTACAAAAGAAGTTGCCGACAACTCTTTTAATCCTATTCGCGATGCAATTAAAGCGGATCCAGTATTAGATGAAATGATGACTATTTCTGAGCACACAAAAACAATTACACACCAAGGAACACAGGCAACTTTAAAAGTTGTTGCTGCTGATGACAAGTCAACAGGTGGTAAAAAAGCTTCATGGATTTTGGTTGATGAGCTGCATTTATTTCAAACCATGTCCAATGCTGGTTCGATGTTTCGTGAAGCTACTGGTGGTTTGGCATCTCGTCACGAGGGTTGTTTGATTTGGTTGTCAACACAATCAAAAGAGCCGCCTTGTGGAGTATTTAAAAGCAAACTTGATTATGCCCGCGATGTTCGTGACGGGAAGATAATTAATAAAAAATTCCTTCCTCTGATTTATGAATTTCCAGATGAAATGATTGAATCAGAAGAATATAAGGACCCGGCAAACTTCCATATACCTAATCCAAATTTTGGGACAAGTGTTGACCCTGAGCAGCTATTAGATGATTTCGAAAAGGCAAAATATGCAGGCGAAGATGACCTAAAAGACTTCTATGCTAAGCGCCTTAATGTACAGATCGGCATGAATTTACGTGCTAATCGCTGGGCAGGTGCAGACTTTTGGGAGAAAAAAGAGGTTGTTTTTGACCTTGATTATCTAATTGAACAATCAGAATGCATCACTGTGGGTTTTGATGGTGGTGGTCTTGATGACCTGTTTTCAATGTATGCCATTGGGCGAGACAAAAAATATCACACTTTATGGCGTGGATGGTCCATGTCTTGGTTACATCCGATTGCTTTAGAGCGAAGAAAAGAAAACAAGCAAAGAATGGATGACTTTATAGCTGCTGGTGAACTGGTGATTGTTGAAAATATTGGTGATGACGTTTCACAAGCTGGGCTGATCGCCAAGCGAATTTTTGACACTGGCAAGATGCCTAAACAGGGCTTTGGTCTTGACCGTCTAGGGATGCCGTCACTTGTAGATGGCTTGTTAGAGTCTGGAATCCCTGAGACTGCATTAATCGCCGTCAAACAAGGTTTTGAGTTGTCGGGTTATGGGATGACTTTAGAGCGCAAACTTGCTGCAGGAACCTTTATTCCAGCTAAACAAGAGCTAGTTAAGTGGGCGGTTAGTAACGCAAAAGGCAAAGTTTCAGGCAATGCACTAATGATTACAAAGCAAGAATCTGGCAAGGGAAAAATTGACCCCGTGATTGCAATGTTTAACGCCGCTGCTTTGATGTCAAGCAATCCTGAGCCTGCCAATCGCGTTGATATTGACGAATACTTAGAGGATGTCGTGATAGCATGAGTACCACACAAGAGCCGGGGTTTTGGTCCCGCTTCTGGTCACGATTGACTGGAAATACACAATTACAAAAAGGCGATTCGTCTTATCCATTTGATAGTTATTTATCACCCGGTGGATCGGTTGTCACACCTGAAACGGCTTTGAAGCTTTCTGCAGTTTGGGCATGTGTAAAATTAAGAGCTGAAACTATCTCAACTCTTCCTTTACAGCTGTACGACAACAATAAACGTCTTGCTACTGATCATTACCTTTACCGTATTTTGCACGATTCACCCAATGCCGATATGTGTGCAAGTGAGTTTTGGCAAGTTCAAGTTGCTTGTGTTGACTTATGGGGGAATGCATACAACCTTATTACAAAAGACTCAAGCGGAAAAGTAATTGCTCTTGAGCCACTTTTCCCGAGTGGTATGGTTGTAAAACGTAATGATTTGGGAGCGATTGATTTTCATTACACTGAAAATGGGAAAACAACAACCTATTCGGAAGACCAAATCTTGCATTTTAAGGGTTTTACTCTTGATGGGCTTGTTGGTTTATCTGCTATTCAGTTTTTTGCTCAAACCATAGGCATGCAGTTCGATGCAAACAATCAAGCTCAAGACTGGTTTAAAAATGGCTTAAAGGTTGGCGGCTTTTGGAGACTGGAGAGCAAACCTTAACTAAAGAGCAACGTGAACGGCTAAGAAACCATTTAAGTGAGTTCAGTAAACCTGAGAATGCTGGTAAGTACATGGTGCTTGAGGCTGGAATGAAGCTGTCTGGCTCAAATACTATTCGAATCAATCCCGTTGATGCCCAGTTACTTGAATCTCGTTATTTTGGCATTGAAGAAATATGCCGCGCCTTTGGTGTTCCACCTCAGTTAATTGGTCATACAAACAAAGCAAGCTCATGGGCTTCAAGTCTTGAGCAGACTAATAGGGGGTTTTTGACCTATTCGCTTAACCCTCAATTAGTTCGATATGAGCAAACAATCACAAAGAGATTGTTTTTGCCAAGTGAAAAATACAAGTACCGGCCAAAATTTGCGGTTGAAGGCTTATTACGGGCCGACAGTGCTACTCGCTCAGGTTTCTACACAAACATGATTCAAAACGGTGTTATGACGCGTAATGAAGTACGTGATTTAGAAGACTTGGCGCCTTTACCGGGTGGCGATGAGCTAATGGTTCAAATGCAAATGGTCGGATTGAAAGATCAGGGGAAAACCAGTGGATAGACTTAAACTAACTTTAGAAATCAAAGCCACCCAAGAGGGTGGCTTTTTTCTGGCTACTTAGCTGCTTTTGACAACCTTGATTCTCATGGGGACATCATCCGCAAAGGTGCATTTGCCAAAACTCTTCAAGAGTGGAAGGCAAAAGGCAAGTACCCAGCAATCTTTTGGGATCACAACCCATCTGAACCAATCGGAATTTTTACCGAAATGCGTGAAGACGAAAAAGGGTTGTACGTAGAAGGTCGTCTCTTAATTGACGATGTGCCGCGAGCTAAAGCTACTTATGCGCTGATGAAGGTTGGCGCGATTGATGGCATGTCCATTGGCTATATCACCAAGTCTTATAGACGCGATCCAGATTCACTAATCCGCGAACTGCTGGAACTGGAGTTGGTGGAGGGTTCAATTGTTGCCTTTCCTTCCAATCCAGAAACCCTAATCAGTTCCGTCAAATCCAAATTACAAGATGGCGAGCTGCCATCCCTACCAGAATTTGAAAAGTTCCTGAGAGAGTCAGGATTTTCAAAAACGCAAGCCACTGTCATCGCTAGTAAGGGTTTGCGTCATCTTTTGAGCGAGTCAGAGGGTGAAAACGAAAAAGCGAAATCAATTTCAAATGCCTTAAATATTTTACGAGGAATCAGCAATGACTGAAAAAACTTTAGAACAACTCGCTCAAGAGTTCCAAAAACACGTTGATACAGTTAAAGAAATCGCCGAAGAGTTCAAAGGCAAACAAGCAAAAAGTGAAGAAATCTCACAAAGCGCCAAAGATAAAGCGGACGAAGCTTTAACTACGTTAAATGAAGTTAAAAACAAACTGACAGAACTGGAGCAGAAAGCTGCGCGCCGTGGTAATGGTGAAGTTGAAACCAAAAAGCAAACCATGGGTGGTGAGTTTGTTGAAACTACAGAATACAAAAATGCTGCTGAGTCGCAGTATCGTGGTATTCAACGTGTTGAGTTAAAAACACAATTGGTACAACTGAAGTTGGAAAAATCATTCCAGCTACCAATCTTGGCCTGCAATTACCAAATCAAATGCGTCTTACAATCCGCGATATTTTGGCGGGTGGCAGCATGAGCGGGAATCTCATTGAATATGTTCAAATGAAAGAATTCACCAATAATGCAGCAGTAGTTGCAGAAGGTGCAAACAAGCCAGAATCTGGAATTACATTTGAAGATAAAGATGCCAAAGCAGTTGTAATTGCTCACTGGTTAAAAACGACCACTCAAATGTTAAGTGATGCACCAGCATTGCAGTCATTCATTGACAACATTTTGCGCCATGGTCTTGACATCAAGCTTGAAAAGCAAATTCTTGCTGGTGATGGAACCAATGGCAATATGCTTGGCTTAATCCCTCAAGCGACTGCTTATGCTCCGCCTGCAGGTGCTCCAGCAACGCCAAACATGTTTGATGTATTGCGTTTTGCAATGCTTCAAGTTGTATTGGCCGATGACTTTGCAAACGGCCATGTACTCAACCCAATTGACTGGGCGTTGATGGAAACGCAAAAAGATGCAAACGGCAACTACATCATTGGGAACCCGCAATCACAAGCGGTTCCGACATTATGGGGATTGCCTGTAGTTCAAACCGCGGCTATGGATGTGGGTAAATTCTTAACAGGTGCGTTTAATACTTCTGCCCAATACTTTGAGCGTTGGGGTGCTGCTGTCCAAATCGGTATGCAAGGCGATGATTTCACCTCTAATAAACGTACTTTACTTGCTGAAACCCGTGGAGCATTAGCTGTTTATAAGCCTAAATCGCTTGTATATGGCTCTTATACTCCTGCTACGGGTGGTTAATTCATTTTGGGGTGGTGTTCGTCACCATCCCATTTAGAGAGGCCAAAATGAAAGAATATGAAGTTTTACGCCCACACTTTGGAGATAAAGACTACAAAGAGGGCGATATTCGAACCGCAGATCCAAACGTGGTAAGGCATTTGATAGAAAATAAAGTTTTACGTGAATACCAAACAAAAGTTGATCCACCAAAGCCAGCTACAAGACGGAATAATTCAAAATGATCACACTTGAAAGAGCCAAGTTGCAATGTCGAGTTGATCACGATGATGAGGATGTGCTTTTTCTTGAATGGATAGATCAAGCTGATGAAGAAATAGCGATCGACATCGACCGAAAAATTATTTCAAATGAGTCAGAAAGAACTTCTGAAACAGACATTGTGGACTGCAAGAAGTTAGATAATGCCCGGTTGATATTTATTGAATATAAGTACAGCCGAAGTCTTGAAGGGAAGCCTCAAGCATATTGGGATATTTTACAGCCTATTAGAGAAATGGGGGTCTAATATGCCCAGCATTACTCCAAAACTAAAGCACCGCATCACTATCCAGAAAGCAATTCAAACCCAAGACCAAAAAACAGGAAAATTAATCCCCTCATGGTCTAATTTTGCAACTATTTGGGCAGAAGTTACCGACCTTTCAACAAGGGATGTTATTGCGGCAAAAGCAGCCAATAGCTCGATACAGGCCCGTGCTAAGGTGCGATATAGCAGCACAACAAAACAAGTTGATAGCACAATGCGGGTACTTTTTGATGGGTACTTTTACAAGATTGATGGTAACCCTATGCGAGATCCCGACTCACGCCGTGAGTATTTAACCATCAACCTTGCAACAGGTGATAAAGCATGGAATGGGTGATTTATGGCTACTCAAATACATGGCTTGGAGCCTGCATTAAGACGAATGCGGGCAATTGGTAATGAAAAGACTGTAAAACGTATTGCCCGTAAAGCGATGCGGCAGGCAATGAACATTGCTCGGGATGAAGCCCGTCAAAAAGTTAAACGTTTAGATGATCCCACCACTCCTGAAAAAATTTGGAAAGAAATTGTGGTTCAAAATGGCCGGAGTAGAAATAAAAACACTTTGGTTATGCGCGTGGGAGTGCGTGGTGGTGCACGTATCCCATATACAAACAATGCTCAAAATAGACGTGCTGGGCGTGTTGGTCAAACTTACCAAGCGGACGGACGAGTCTTTTACTGGCGATTCCTTGAGTTAGGCACAAGTAAACAGCCTGCTACTCCGTTTTTACGCCCTGCTTTATACGAAAACATTGAACAGATAACAGATAAGTTTGTTCAAGTATTTAATTTTGAACTCAGTGTGGTTTTAGGTGCAGCTTAATGATTGATGTTCCAATTTTTAATTTAGCCAGAGCAGATCCAGCGGTTAAGGCTCTACTTGAAAGCGATGGAATTTTGCGAGTCTGGAAGTTTGGAAGTGCTCCAGATGAGCCACAAGCGCCATATGTGACATGGCAAACAATTTCTGGTGATTCAAATAGCAACCTTGATTCACGTCCTGTTTCAGACAATGCAATTATTCAAATTGATGTATATGCAACTGATGAGGATGTTGTTGATCAGGTTGCAAAAGCAATTCGCTTCGCAATTGAACTTGATTGTTATGTGGTTCGTTATGGCGAGGCAGATAAGGACCCCGTAACAGGAATGCCCCACTATTCTTTTGATGTTAGCTGGATCGTAAACCGCTAAAAAATTTACTTCTAAATAAACCTGTCCTTAGCGGCAGGTTTTTTTATGCCTGCTCTCAGGCAACCACTGGCTAGGCTGATCCCCGAAAAGCACACTTTTCATGTTCAGTGTGCCTGCCAGTTCTTTTATTTGAACATGAGCAAGTAAGAGGAAATCTTATGAACATGATGACGACATTGAATTTACGGGCAATGGTCATTAATGATAATGGCGAAGCCAAAACCACGAGCTATGCAGTAGCTGAGGCATTTGAAAAACGACATTCTGATGTACTTAGATCAATAAAAAATATGAAGTGCTCACAGAAGTTCCGTGAACGCAATTTTGCGCTTTGCTTTGAAAACAACAAGTTACAGAATGGAAAGCCTAGAAAGTTCTATCAAATGACTAAAGATGGATGGATGTTTTTAGTTATGGGCTTCAATGGTGAAAAAGCCGATGCGATTAAAGAGCAGTTTATTGAAGCCTTTAACTGGATGACAAAGCAACTTACACAGGTATTTCAATCAAATTGGGCTAGATACAACCATGTAGTTGGTTATCGCGCAAAGAGAAAACAGGAGGTGAGTTGTTCAGCTAAAGATATGAATGCATGGAAGCAAGAAAAGCAATTTTTAGATAACGAGATCAAAGAGCTGGAAATGGTATTTCAACCCGAAATGACAAACTTCCAGCTCCAATAGACCACTTTTACAACCCCAATGCCACCACTTCGGTGGCTTTTTTTATGCCTAAAAGGAGCGCTCTTAATGGCTAATGTTAAAACACAAGGTACACAGGTATTCACTGTGATCGATGGGCAAGTTGTCCGTTTTGTCTGTGTGAAGAAAATCGGCTTTGGTCAAGACACGTTCGGCAAAATTGATGTGACTTGCCTTGATGCTGAAACTAAAGAATATATTCGCGGGATGCGTGATCCGGGCGAAGGTGCTTTTGATATTGACTATGATGACACAAATACAAGTCATGACAAATTAGCTGAAATTGCAGAAAGTGGCGAAAAGCTTGACTGGTATGTTGGCTCTAGTCATTCAAAAACTCCACCAACATATGATGCAACCACAGGTATTGATTTACCAGAGGACCGCATGTGGTGGTCTTTTAAGGGTTATTTAAATGATGCAACCCCGAACGATATTGAAGTTGATGCAGCGCTAGGTTATTCATACACACTAGTGCGTACTTCAAAAGTAACTCGAACCAAACGCACGGTGACTTCATAATGGCAAGACTAACACTTGAACAAACTCATCAAGAGCTCGGTATTGGTAGCTACGTAGAAAAGCCTATTAGATATCGTGACAAGAACGGTAATGAAGCGGGTGGTGAAGTCTTGATCTTAATCGCATCACATGATGAAATTGTTAAGGCACCGGATGTATGGAAGCTAAAAAATAAGGCTGAGTTGACAATTGATCAGCTCAAGAAAGCTTTAATTTTTCTTACTGTATACCATGAAGAGGGGGAAAAGTTTTTCCCTACAGTTAAAGATACAGGGCGTTTGTCATCCGAAGTTATTGAAGCCTTGTACAAAGCTGCCGATGAGGTTCTTGATTTTTCGGGAAAGAACTCGATCTCGAACCAGACGATGAGTTCTGGTGCGAGCTCGTCCTCAATGGAATTGGCGGAAGAACAATAGCGGAAGCAAAAAAGACCCTCAGTCATCCGGAGCTTATGATATGGAGAGCCTACCGAAAATTACGGGGCTCTCTTTTCTTAGGACGACGCATTGAACAATCCGCTGGAAATATGATGGCTCATATAACGAGATTTAAAGTTAAAGAAGGCACGGACGTTGATGCTAGAGACTTTATGCCTCATGAGGAAAGACCTGAAAATGATGATGAGCTATCCTTGGAAGAGTATTTTGAAAAGTATCATAGCGGATGATAAGCTTCGTTTATAAAATATGCGGGGCTTAAATTTATATGAAAAAAATTATTTTAATTAGCGCACTTTCCTCTCTAGCTGGGTGCGCTACTACTGAAAATTTTTATTCTCTTCAACCTTCACCTTTGGCTACTTATGGGCAGTGGAGTGGTGCACATAAAGATATCTCGGTTGCAACTGTCCAACTGAATAAAGATGGAACTGGGGTAATTTGCCAAGACTTTAAGGGCGTTGCAAAATTGTCAGCTATTAAAAAGATAGATGACAAAATTTATACGCAAGATGGGAGTTACTGGCGCATTAAAGAATTTAATTCTGAAAAGCTAACCCTTGCTTATGGTGCTGGTGGATCATACTTTCTAACCAAAGATGATTCAGGAAATAATATTTCACCAGAGTGCAAGATAAAATTAATTAAATAATTTTAAATTAGTTATAAACCCGACCAAGTGTCGGGTTTTTTATTGCCCGGAGAAAAGGTATGGCAGCAAACTCACTTGGACGATTAACGCTTGATTTGTTAGTTCAAACTGCTGAATTTACAGGGCCATTGTCTCAAGCCGAACGTCAAGCACGAACAGCGAGTAAAAATATTGCAAGTAGCTTTGACATTGCTACGTTCGCGGCTAAGACACTTGGTGCAGTTGTAGCCGGAGTTTCGGTAGCAAGTCTTGTAGAGTATGCAAACCAAACAATTGAAACGGGCAGTGAGATTAAAAAGTTTGCTCAATTGTCTAATACATCTGTGCGTGAATTTCAGTATTACGCTAAAGGGGCTGAGACAGCAGGTATATCAATGGAGTCTTTTGCAGACAAAATGAAAGACATGCAGGACAGAATTGGTGATTTTCAGCAGACTGGCGGCGGACCTCTAGCAGATTTCTTTGAAAATATTGCTCCTCTTGTTGGAGTGACTATACAGCAGTTTCAAAAGCTTTCAGGTCCGCAGGCTTTACAACTTTATTACGACTCGCTACAGAAAGTCGGTGCTTCTCAGAATGATATGAAGTTCTATATGGAAGCTATCATTTCTGATTCTTCATTGCTTATTCCATTACTGCAAAATGGCGGTGAAGGTTTTAAAAAATGGGGTGAAGCCGCTGAACAGGCAAATGCAATTTTATCAGAGGACATGATTCAGAATTTAGCATTGGCTAAAGAAAATCTAAGGTTAATGGATCTGCAATGGCAAGGCCTTGAAGCTAGACTTATCAATAATGTAGTACCAGTTGTAAAAGCAGTTGCAAACAACATGGATGACATTAAAGCAATCACAATTGCACTTGCTGCTGCAATTGGATCAAAACTTGTGGTTCAGGGCGCAATTTTAGCAGGGACATTTACCATGGCTGCAATCCGTGGCGCTGCAATGGAATTGACGCTTATGGGTATGCAGCGGCAAGCGCTGGGTGCTGCTACCTCAATGGGGGTTTTGCGTGGAGTAATGGGCTTTCTTGGTGGTCCTGCTGGCTTAGCTATGTTAGCTGTACAAGGTGTTGCTGCAGGTGCAGCTTTTTACTATATGAAAAAAAGTAGTGATGAGCTGGATCCATCCCTTACGATTCAGCAAAAAAGTGTAGCAGAGTTACGAGCCGAATATGAAAAGCTAGATGCTACTCAACAAAGAGTTTTAACTAGAAAAGCTACTGATACACTTGAAACAGCCAACCAGCTATATCGTGAACAAAAAAATGAAATGCTTGGCTTAATTGACGCTATTACACGATCATCAAAAGTCAGTGAAAATGATAAACAGATTGCCGAAGGTTTATTCGAAAGATACCGATTAGGTAAAATTGATGCCAATCAATTAGCTAATGCAATTAATGGTCTAGCTACAGTAAGCGATTCTGCAAAAGCGAGTATTGATAACAAAGCTAAAGCAGTAATGGATGAGGCTGGTAAAGTTGTTAAGGCCCAATCTATTTTGGATGTTTATACCGGTAAGGTCCAGAACAATACCAAGGCCAATAATGATAATGCAAAATCAATTGGTGAGCAGGAAAAGGCACTTCATAGCTTGACTCAAAAGCAACGTGAAGCTTTGAAAGATATTCAAGGTCAACTAGATCGAGAGTCATATATTCAAGCGAGTATGCGTACCGGCATTAGCCGTGAACATGCAGAGTATTATGCGGATTACAAAGATAATGCTGGTATTTCTTACTTTAAGCCACTTTCGAATCTTGAAGTAAAATTAGTCGAACAGGGCTACAAGCTTAAAGAGCAGACCAAAGACCGAGAGGAGTCTGAAAAGAAAATTGAGGAGACAAAAAAACGTCAACTTGAATTAACTCAAAAGCAGGCCTTAGTTGTGGCTAGTGGAAATGAAACCTCGCGCAATATGTTGAAAGTGTATCAAGCATTTGTGAATACTGGTGTGTTTTCAGATCAACAAGCACGCTATCTTACTGCAGAGGTTGGCCGTGAAAATGACTTTAGAAGCTCAAAAATGTTTGGTAGTCATAAAGACAAAAATAACGGCTTCACTAATGTCGGCATTATGTCTTGGCAGAAATCAAGAGCAAAAGATCTAATGTCCATGCTTTTTTCTAAAGGCTTGCTAGATAACAAGGGGGCAATTAAAGAAACACAAGAATCTTTGAATGCACAGGCATTGTTCTTGGCAAAAGAAGTTTTCACCGATCCTAGTTACACCAAGTCAAAGAATGCTTTGTTGAGTAATGCTGGATATAAAGAGCTTGAAAAGATCTTTGGCAAAAACTATGTCCGCTGGGATTATGAAGGCCGAAAAATTAAAGCAGGTCCTCATCATAAAAAACGCGATAACTACTATAATCAATTAAATACATTACTTGGTGATGGTACAACTACTAATATTAGCTCAGCTATTCAATCTTTTTCAAAGCTTGATGATGAGTTGGCTAATGTTGCAGAACGTCTTAAAAACGACAAGCGAACACTTGTTGAATATTATGATGAGTGGCAAAAGATATCAAATGCGAATGATGACAAGGTAAACGAAATTGGTCGACTCTATGCTGATGATCCAGTAATGCGAGATCGTTTGTTAAAGCTTCAAGCTGAATCTTATGCAAAGGATGTTGAAAACTATATCAAAGCTCAAGATGAGAAAGTGGCTGCTCAACGAAAGGTCGCTTGGGAGATCCTTGAGGCTCAGTATTCAGTCATTAATGCATCTAAAGTAATGGACGATCAAATCAGAGGGTTGTCGTCAGGTGCTGACGATATATTCGCTAAAGCCACTATGTCTCCAAATGATTATGCAATGTGGTCACTAGCTAATCAAAAAAGCAATGCTCAACTTGCATTATCTAATCAACGTGTAGCCGTTGAACAAGGAATCATGACAAGTGATTCTTTTTCCAGTGACGATGAGCGATACCAGGCGTTGTTACAGGCTCATGAAGAGTATTTGATTCAGAAAAATGCTCTTGACGTTCAGTACGACCAGCAAGTTAAAGATTTGCAAAAAAGTCAATTTGAAACTCAGTTGGGCTTGTGGTCAACCCTTTTGGGCCAAGCGCAAAACACATGGTCCCAAATGACCCAATCTGTTAAGACAGCACAAGGTGAGCAGTCCAGTGCATATAAGGCAATGTTCTTAATGCAACAATCTATTGCAATTGCATCTGCAATCGTTTCAGCTCACTTAGCGGCAGTCCAAACAACCGCAGATATCACACTACCATTCGTAGGTAAAGTGTCTGCCGCAAATGCAATTTTGGCGTTTGGTTATGCTAACGCAGCAATGATTGGGGCGCAGACCATTGCAGGGATGGCACATGATGGTATTGACAGTATCCCGCGTGAAGGCACATGGCTTTTGGATGGTGGTGAACGAGTACTAAACCCTCAACAGAACAAAGATTTGACGAATTATTTAAATAACCGTCAAAACGGGTCTAGTGATGGCCCAACCGTCAACGTCTACACATTGCCGGGGCAGACAGCAACAGCAACGCAAAATGATGATGGTTCATTGGATATTCGTATTCAGCAGGTCGCTGAGCAAACTGTGGCTACTCAATTGGCTAATCCTAATAGTCGCATCTCTAAAACTATGCAGCAAAACTACAATGCGCAACGGAGAAGATAAGCATGAACAGACTGAAATACTGCGTAACGCAAAGTGGTTACACGGCAAAGGTTGGTGATGGGGTTATTTCTCAAAAGTTAGATGGTGGTGCTAGTCGCTACCGTCGATCTCTAAAGAACGTATCTCATACTGCTAACGTTCAGTGGGTTGTGGGCGAAGGAGGCTATCAGTATTTGATGGCCTTTTATCGAGTTTGGCGGCGCACACCGAGCCAGCCATTCATAGCTCGTCTGATCATTGATGATGGAGTGGCACAGGACTACCAATGTTATTTCGTTGAAAGTCCAACATTGGCTAAAAAAGAAGGAAAGATCTTTACTGTCACTGCTCAATTTGAAGTTAAGCCGCAGCCAGAAGATGAAGCTATGGACGACTTAATTGTAGAGATTGGAAACGATAACGGTAACAAAGGTATTTGGGATTGGGTAAATCCACTCGAAGAACTGGTGAATGACGATCTGCCAAGAGCGATGGAGGGTATTTAGATGCCTGACTATACATCCTTCTTTTTAAACTCTAGCAGTGGTGTAGTGCCGCTAGAATGTGTAGAGATAACCCATCCAGACTTTACTGAGCCTTTCCGGTTCGTCAAAAACGATATGAAAGGTGTGACTGTAAAGCATGAGGCAGCAGGGCCAGATGTTCCATATGAATATCAACCTATGTCAATTCAGCGATCTACAGTCACAAATGACCTTGATCAAAAGCTTAGCCTAACCATTGCTGATGTAGACGATGAGCTAATTAAATCGGTCGTATCTGCTCGGTTAGGCACCAACTGGAAAGTTAGACCATCAGTTAAATGGCGGCTATACCGAGATGATGATCTAACAGCCCCAATGGTGTCTTTACAGACCTTAGAGGTAGCGACTTTATCTAAAGATGGCTCTGGCAACTGTACTTTTGATGCACAAGCGCCAGAGCTTAATAGCGTAAAGACAGGTGAGATTTACTCATTAGAGCGATTCCCTTTGTTGCGGGGCATGATATGAACCTAGACCATCTCCATAATCGCGTTTGGACAAAAGACTACACCTGCAATGAATTTCTATGTGAAGCATGGAAAGATGTTACTGGTCGTGACCTTAAAAAACGACTAGAACGGTTTTTAAATGGAAAGGGTAGTTTTAAGAAGCTTAAGGAACCCGCTTCCCCCTGCATTGTCTTTTTCACCAATGGCAAAAGAAGCTCGGCACATGTCGGGCTTTTTTATTGCGACAAGGTTTTGCACTTAACTGGTCGTGGTGTGCAGTACGTTCCACTTGAGATTATTTCCATGAACTTTCGGGAAACGAGGTTTTATAAATGAGTTTGAAAAAAGTCATCATCGTTCCTGATGTTTATGACCGATCTACATGGTCAGAAGCTGAAGTGGAGGATGTTTTAGCTTATATCTATCAGCAGTTTGATGTATGGCCTGAGAATGCAAAGATTTATCACAACCAGATTGCAGAAAGTTGTGATGTAACTCCTAACCATCCAAAAAGAATTAATGCGCAGATTGAGCATATACAAACATTGGAAGGTACTTTCTATGTGGTGATTGAGCCAGCAGAGCCTATCTCACTAGCTATGTGGGTATTTTATGCGATTGTAGCTGCGACTACTGCTTATAGTCTCTACATGGTTTTAACCATGCCAAAGCCGCAAGCACCAGTTGCAGGTTCATCAAACAACGAATTATCACAACGCTCTAACCAAGCTAGATTAAATGGACGTATTCCTGACATCTTTGGTCGAGTTCGTTCCTATCCTGATCTAATCGCACAAACCTACACGATTTATAAAGATGGCATCGAGATTGAAGAATGTTTGATGTGTATTGGTCGCGGTTACTACCAAATATTAGATATGCGAGACGGTGACACAGATGTAGCAAACATTGCAGGAACATCAGTTTCTGTTTACGACCCGTTTACTTCGATAGTTGGCACTCCAATTTATCAAGTTGGCGAGGCATTTACGGAACTTCCAAAGTTTGTAAGAACTTCTGCTTCGATTAATGGTCAGACTATTGAGCTGCCAAATAAAGCAGTGCTTGAGTCGAGCAATGTATGGTTTCAAAGCCCGAACTTAATTAAAGGCACTGGTTTAGACTTTACACAATACTTTGCAGCGAATGACCGTGTTGCCTTAAGTGGTGCTGTTTATGGTGTCCAAGATGTGAACCTTTCAGGCTCAATTATGGTGAACGAAAACAAGATGGTTATCATCGAGTCGTCCACCAATATTGATAATCCGAACCTGTTTAAGGGTTTGCAGCTGACTGGTGCATTAGTTGATATTGTGACTGTGACAGGAACGCCACCCGATGAAGTAACTGAAACTAATACGCGCGACTTATCTGGTCAATATATTGTTTCAGGTGTGACAAAGACTGTCATTACTGGTGGTTTCCACTATGAAATAACTCTCTCAAATCCTGAAAAGGTTAATGCCAACTGGCAATATGTTAATAAAAGCTACACCATTACGGCAGGTGCTTTATTAAATCGAAATGCGAACTCAATAACCCTTGATGATACTTACACAATTAACAGCGTAACTGCTGACACGATTGCTTTAGTAAATCCATCTGCAATTAATAATGAGTGGGATAAGCTTTTAACGCTTCCAAATCAAAGCACTCAAGGCCAAGAGGTTTTGGTTCGTTTTGATGCTGTAAGTTCAAAGTATGTCGGTTGGTTCAACTTTGACATGCCAGAAGCGACCCAAGCTGTATTTAACTTCTTTTTCCCAAATGGCCTCTTTTACCAAGACAGTAAAGGCGGTGTATGGGAAGAGGGAATCACTGTAGTCATCGAGTTACAGGCAATTGATAGCAAAGGCGATCCGGTTGGTTCAATCACAACGATTAATCAAGGGATTCGAGCTAACAACAAGTCTCAGTTTGGCAGAACGATTTACATTGATCTGCCAACTGCTGGTTCGTTCCGGTTCCGCTTAAGCCGTACTACAGCAACACAAGCAGGTAAAACCCAGGACACTTGCAAGATTAAGTCTGTGTATGGGATGGCTGATTCAACGATTAGCGATTATGGCAACGTCACAGTGCTTCGATCTCGTACAGTGGCCACAGATGGTGCGCTAAGCATCAAAGAACGTAAGCTCAACTGCTTGGTAAATCGAAAGCTTCCTGTTGATGGAACAGGGCCTTTACAGGTTACACGTTCAGCTGGGCAGGCGCTCATCAATCTAGCTTTAGATCAGTACATTGGCCGCCGAACTAGTGCAGAGGTGGACATTGCACAAATCAATGCTGAGATTGCCAAAGTTAATGCTTATTTTGGCTCAGATCTTATGTCGGAGTTCAATTACACAATTGACGATGACAATCTAAGCTTTGAAGAAATTGCAGGCATGGTAGCGAGTTCTGCTTTCTGTGAACCTTACCGATTCGGCAGTCTAACTCGTCTCAAGTTTGAGCAACCTCAAGAAAATGCCGTCTTACTTTTCAACCATCGAAACAAAGTGCCTTTAACTGAAAAGCGCTCTTATACATTCGGTGTGCAAAAAGACTATGACGGGGTAGAGCTTGAATATACTTCTGATGTGGATGATGCACGTGTGAAGTACATCATTCCTGAAGACATCACGCCTAAGAATCCTTTGAAGATCACAACAACAGGCATTCGTAATGAAGCGCAAGCAAAAGTCAGGGCGTGGCGTGAATGGAATAAGCTTCGCTACAAATACATGTCCTGTGAGGTTGAGGTTTTAGACGAGTCTGAATTGTTGATTCGTAATGACCGAATCCTCAATGCTGACAACACAGTTGTAGACACTCAAGATGGCGAGATTAAGTCAGTGGATGGCTTGATAATTAAAACTTCACAGCCATGCACTTTTGAGGCAGGGCATGACTACTACATTTATCTTCAAATGTCTGATGCAACGGTAGATATGGTGCCATGTACATCAGGAGAAGATAAATATCATGTAGTGCTTAGCCGACCGCCAGTACAGCCACTTGTTGTAAGCGACGATCGGTACGTGAAAACTCTCTACACATTAGTTCGTGCTGATCAAACCGAAGCGCAGGCATTCATGCTTGAAGAACTTACCCCTCAAACTCAAATGACCAACACGCTAAAAGCATCTAATTACGATGCACGTTTCTATGAGCGTGACCATGACTTTATTTAATTAATTAACAGAAATCCAAGCCCCTTAACTGGGGCTTTTTTTATGCTTGGAGAAAAGTAATGGCTGACGAAATCATTACTCGTGAAGTGCTTGCTGAGGCGAGAATAGACGCAAAAGATCTGGGGGATTCTCTTAATACCAAACAGATAATCAATCCGCGTTGGGGAGAACCTTTTTATTCATTACCTTTGGCAATTCAGAAAGTCATGGAAACTGGAGGGTTTGAACCATTTCTAACTGAAGCACAGCTTTTAGCTAGTACGCCCACAATTTCCCCTAAAGCTGCAAAAGCTTTGGATACGGGTAAAATCTGGTATTGGGGGAAAAGCGAAGGCACAACCATAGATGCTTGGCATGACACAGGTTTGAGTGAACTTGATCAAGCAAATAAATATGCAGAAAAGCTTGTTCAAGGCGAATTTCAAAAGATTAATTTAAATCTTTTAAGTAAAGCTGGTACAAATATTCTGAATGTGAATGATGCAAATGATCAGTATGTAATGTTTATTGATCAATTTAGCAGAATGTTTTTGTATGGTGTTAATCGTCCCGTCCAAGAGTATCTAGCGGACGTTGAGGATTTAGCTGAAAAGGTTAAGCCCGTAGATTTTAATAAAAACTTATTAGAATTTCGTGATGATAAAGACAATATTTATGCGTCATTCAATCATTTATCTAAATTGTTTTTGCTAGGTTTAAACAACTCAGTTCAAGACACGCTAAATAGTGACAACTTAAGTCCTGCCACGAACCCATTTGTTCATGATAGTAAAAGTATTGTTTCTGATGTTGTTCATAAATATCTACTTACATGTTTGAGTGGTGGCGGTGTAATTGCTCCGATTCCGTTTTCTTTAGCGCCACATGACTATACACCACCACCTGAGTTAATTAATGCGAAAGTTCAGCAGGGGGCTCGTCTAGTTATTGATACGGTCTATCAGAAGGATGATGGGGTCGTTCATCCTCACATACTTGAGTTTCGTAATGGATTCTTGGGATATCGTTATATTTTAGGGCTTACTCCTTACTACAATACTCAAGATAAATATGAAAACCCTTGTATTTATGGTTCGCATGATCTTCAAAACTTTGTACTGATTGATAAGTTTCCACAACCATTTTCTGAAAGACCAGCTGAAGAAGTTCCTGAGCAAAAAGTTTATAACTCAGATGACTTCTTTACTTACGACTACTATTCAGGCGAGCTTCTGTTTTGTTGGCGTAGAAACTATGAGGTGAAAAATCCACGAGTCGAAGTATGGGCACGTAGGACCAAGAATGGATTGCAATGGTCAAGCGAGGAAAAGCTTTACGATTCAAGAAATCTAGCGGGTATGTTGTTATCACCTTCAATCATTTTTAATTTTAGTACGAAATTGTACGAAATGTATGTGGTTGAGCGTATTGATGGCAATGTCAGGATTCGAAAATTAACAACGCCAACTCTTAAAAGTCCGAAATGGACCGATGTTAAGTACTTCAACCCAATACCGAATGCTAATGTTTGGCATCTCGATGTGCGCTATGTCGGCAATAAAATCTATGCATTAGCTCATGACGATATTATGACTGCTCCAAATTCGTCAAAAAATCTATATCTGGGTGTATATGATGAATCAATTGATGATTTTACTTGGTCTGATCCAGTTTTAACTGGTGAACATTACGATCCATACAAAGCAACGTTTACCCCACTTCTTGACTTAGAAAACAACACTATTTCTTTGCAGATTATGTGGTCATCGCGTTCGGGCGGTGCCGCGAACATGTGGAAACTTTATTCATCTAAATCAAACTCATTTGACTTAAATTAGGTTGGGAAAACTATGACACTTGTACTTAAATCAAATAATACAGCTGTAAATGCAATTTCTGATAAACATGGTTTGCTTGCCGCTACCGATTGGAAGTTAATGCTTGATTTTGAAAATAGTGATTTTGTACTTCGAAATGGTAGTGTGAAGACAGCCGTGGATGTGAATAGTTATCTCGAAGCATCAAACGGTAATGCTTTCATCTATGACAAAAGTAATGCATTCAAAACACTTCCCGCAAATAGCTTGCGTATGTCATTGAACCCACGCAAAGATGCTTACGGTCTTTGTTCTGAATCTGGATTTACTGAACTGTATATCCCAGTAAATAATCCGATTTCTAAAAAAATTAATCTTACTGCTGGGCCGCTTGTTGGGCCGTATCTAGTTCGAATGAAAGGTTCTGGTTCGGTTAATTTATCAGGAACTTATCTTACTAATGTTACTAGCACTACAGTAACTGAAAATCAGCCAGTTACTTTATATTCTAACGGTGGTGCTTCGACTCCTACTTTAGATTTGGCAATTGTTGGAGAGGTTACGCATCTATCAGTCATTGCGGTAGGTTTAGCGAATAGCGTAAATATTAATAATAATGTCATCGCTCAAAATACAACAACTTGGTGGTTTCAGTCAGGTATCAATAAATTGAAGACAGATAAGGTTGCTGAATTATTGGGCCAAAAAACGGACTTCACTGTTTTAATTCAGTGTGTTGATAATGATTATCTCAATGTGCCCGGTGCCTCAAGTGGAATTCAGAAGCCACTATTTGAGTTGGTCGGTCCTTCGGGAAATCACATGTCTGTCATTAAGAGAAAAGTGAAGCCTACAGACTTAGAAGAACTAGCTGTGCGTTTGTACGATGGTTCTGCTGAAACTATTGTTACTATGTCAGGGGTTAAGCGTACAGGGGTTGTTGCTCTAACATCGGGTAGTCAGGGGGTAAAGATTGCAATGGACGGGAAAGTCACAAATCCAAGTTCAATACTTTCGGGCTTCTTGGTAAATGACATTCTGGTTGGGAGTTCTAATCAATGGTACACATCTGGCAACCGAAAAGCTGAAGGGGTAATTACTAAATTAGTGATTTATGATCGCCAATTAACAAATGATGAGTTGGCGAAAGCTACACTATCTTTCCAATAAAAAATATGAATTAAAAGCATCCTACGGGATGCTTTTTTATTGCCAAAATTCTGGAGTTAGGTATGGCAGATAATCAGCAACTAATAGATACATCAACCGCTTTGGCGGCAAGTAAAGGGGCAACCTACGGGGGGAGTGTGGCGGGCGCAGTTTCAGCATATGTCGGGTCAATCGATCTTGCTTTTTGGGTCAGTATCATCATTGGTATGGCTGGTTTCTTAATGAACTGGTATTACGCAAGAAAGAAAAATAAGCGCGATGAGATTGCACTTAAAGCTTATCTAGAAAGCTTGGAAAACAAAGGTGACTGTAATGTCAAACAAGACTAAGTTATTCGTTGTTGGTTCAACAATTACCGCCGCTTTGGGCGGTTTTTTTATTTATGGTCCTAGTGATCAACAAATACAAGCAACGGCCACAAAAGAGGGCTATACGCCTAAACCAGTCATTCCCGTAAAAGGTGATCGGCCAACGATTGGTAATGGTACAACATTTTACCCGGATGGCCGCGCCGTAAAAATGACGGATCCAGCAATTTCACGCAAGCAAGCTTTTGAATATCTCAAATTCACAATGAATAAGGATGCTCGAGCATTCAACAAAACATTGCTGAATATTCCAATTTCACAAGCTGAATATGACCTTTATCTAGATTTTACATATCAATATGGGATTGGTGCCTGGTCTGGCTCATCCATGCTGAAAAATCTAAAAAGTGGAAAGTATAAAGCCGCTTGTGAATCGTTACTGAAATGGAAATACGTTGCAAAGCGTGATTGTTCAATCCGTTCCAATGGTTGTTATGGGGTTTGGGTCCGTCAAGTTGATCGTTATCAAAAATGCATGGGGGCTAATTCATGAGTGAGTTCAAAAGAGTGAGCAAAGTCTTGCTTGAATCCAATGGGATTTACTTCATTGAATGCCCAGGATGTAAATATTGGCATCCATTGCACGTTGGTCCACAACACAAAATACGATGGAATTTTGATGGGAACATAGAAAAGCCAACGTTTTCACCTTCACTGATGGTTAATGCTGGAGAAAGTAGTCAATGCCATTCCTTTATTAGAAATGGACAAATTCAGTTCTTATCCGATTGTCATCACAGCCTAGCTGGTCAAACGGTTGATTTACCAGAAATTGAGGATTTCTAATGACTTGGATTTTAAATAATAAGCGATGGTCTTTGATCATCGTTTTGTCAATTCTTTACCTAATCCAAATTGGTTACACCAATCATCTAGCAGGAAAGGTAAATCAGGCTGAGCAGCAATGCCAGGCACAAATACAAGATATTGAGCGTAAGCAGGTAAAAGCCCTTGCTGAAGCACAAAATGAGCTAAATAAAGTGAGTGCCGATTATGAGCAATATAAGTCAGAGCAACGTACAAAAATCGAATATATTGAGCGTGAAGTGCAAAAGATCGTGGAGCGTCCTGTTTATAAGTCTAGCTGTATTGATGATGACGGGGTGCAGCAACTCAACGACCTTATCAAAGCCGGCAATACCAGCTAACCTATTGCAACCATGCCCAGATCTGAACGAATTGGCAGGCACAACTGGCAAAGACTGGATGATCTGGGCTGTGCCTACAGTAGCAAGATATAATGACTGCAAAGCAAGGCATGGTGCGATTGTGAAGGCTCTTGAGTAAGAGCCTTTATTAATGTGCAATTATTTGCTCAATAATCTGGATAATTGCACATTTTGAGCAAAATTATTCTTAACTGTATTCTCTCGAGGTTTTATCATGCAGCAATTAATGATTATGGTCACAGAAGTTGGAAAGCTTGAGCATTCGTGTAATTTGCTTGCTGAGGTAAACAAAGGCGGTAAAGTTTTAAAGGTTTTCGACTACAACGGCAATCAATTACCAATAAACATTGATGGAACTGTGACATTTAATAGACGCCGTTGGGAGCTTCCCATTAAAGTAGATTTAAAATAATTTTGAATGTGGTTTAAAAATACGTAAAACAAGACAAATGCAATTTTAAAAAATAATGCAACAAAAGTGTAGCAATTTTATTTAACATATTGATTTATATAAGTAACAACCGCTCTAGATTGAGCGCTTTTTTTACAACAAAAAAAGATAAATTTAGCGAAATAGTACTTTTTCATTGTGCAAAGTTTGATATAACTAAATACGCTTTAGAAAAAACAAGATAGTGAAATTTTTTGTCTGTTAACAAAAAGTCTAGTTTCAGTATCTTTAAATATTGAATAAATTGTTGGGAATTCTAGTTAGAATTTTAATATTTTCCTATATAGAAAAATTTATCTTTGTCAATAGTTATGCAAGGGAAAATGCTTACTATTTAGGAATGTGATATTAGTATTCAGCTTAATTTAAATCGGTATACTAGGATTCTCTTGGTATAAAAAGTAGCAACTTCAGGAAAGACAATGACTGCACGTATTCAAAAAGGCAAGTTAGCGATTGCTAAAGAACTTTACGATTTTATCGAAAATGAAGCTTTACCAGGTTCTGGTTTAGATAGTGAAACTTACTGGAAGAACTTTGAGCAAGTTGTTGTCGACCTTAGTCCAAAGAATAAAGCATTATTGGCTAAGCGTGATGAATTACAAGCAAAAATTGATGAATGGCACCGTAACAATAAATTTGAATTAGGTGCTTACAAAGCATTTTTAACTGAAATTGGTTATTTATTACCAGAAGTTGAAGACTTCCAAATTACTACTGAAAACGTAGATGAAGAAATTGCATTGTTAGCAGGCCCACAATTAGTAGTACCTGTACGTAATGCACGTTATTGCTTAAATGCAGCAAATGCGCGTTGGGGTTCTTTATATGATGCACTTTACGGTTTTGATGTAATTTCAGAAGAAGGCGGCGCAGAAAAAGGAAAAGGATATAACCCTGTACGTGGTGCGAAAGTTATTGAGTTTGCTAAAAACTTCTTAAATGAAATTTTCCCGCTTGCTCAAGGCTCACATGCTGATGCAACTAAATATGCAATCGAGCAGAATAAACTCGTTGTGACTTTAAAAGATGGTACTAAAACTGGCTTAGCTCATGAAGCTCAATTTGTGGGTTTCAATGGTGAAGAAGCGAACCCTGCAGAAGTTGTTCTTTTGAGTAATGGCCTACATGTCATTATTGAAATTGATGCGAATAGCCCAATTGGCCAAACTGATTTAGCGGGTGTTAAAGATCTAACACTTGAAGCTGCGGTTACAACAATTCAGGATCTTGAAGACTCTGTAGCAGCTGTTGATGCAGAAGAAAAAGTTGAAGGTTATCGTAACTGGTTAGGTTTGATGAAGGGTACTCTTCAAGAATCTATCGAAAAAAATGGTAAAACAATTGTTCGCGCTTTGAATAAAGACCGTGAAATTAAAAATTTGATCGGTGGCACAACCAAACTACATGGTCGTTCACTTATGTTACTTCGTAACGTAGGTCATTTAATGACGAATCCAGCGATTTTAGTTGATGGTGAAGAAATTTTCGAAGGTATTATGGATGCGTTGGTAACACCATTGTTGTCAATTGCTGACATCCGTAGTGAAAACGAAAATAAAAACTCTCGTAAAGGGTCTATGTATATTGTTAAACCAAAAATGCATGGTCCTGAAGAAGTTGCTTTTGCTGTTGAGTTATTTGAGCGTGCTGAGCAAGCCTTAGGATTACCAGCGAAGTCTTTAAAAATCGGTATTATGGATGAAGAACGCCGTACATCTGTAAACTTGAAAAACTGTATTGCTGCTGCTAAAGATCGCACAATCTTTATTAACACTGGGTTCATGGACCGTACTGGTGATGAAATCCATACTTCTATGGAAGCTGCTCCAGTTGTTCGTAAAGAAGCGGTTAAAACACAAAAATGGATTGCTGCTTACGAAAACCGTAACGTTGCAATTGGTTTGAAATGTGGTTTACAAGGTAAAGCTCAAATTGGTAAAGGCATGTGGCCAAAACCAGATAGCATGAAAGATATGTTGGCAACTAAAGCTGCTCATCCAAATGCTGGTGCTTCATGTGCTTGGGTTCCATCACCAACTGGTGCTGTACTTCATGCGATGCATTACCACCAAGTAAATGTAAAAGCACGTCAAGATCAGTTAAAAGCTGAAGAAATGTTGTCATTAGATGACTTGTTAACTCCTCCATTTGCAACTGATACAAACTGGTCAGCAGAAGAAATTAATAACGAGCTCGAAAATAACTGCCAAGGTATTTTAGGTTACGTTGTTCGTTGGGTTGACTTAGGTGTAGGTTGTTCAAAAGTTCCTGATATTAACAACGTGGGCTTAATGGAAGACCGAGCAACCTTACGTATTTCTTCTCAACATGTTGCTAACTGGTTACGTCACGGTATTGTGACTCGTGAACAAGTTGAAGAAGTGCTTAAACGCATGGCAAAAATTGTTGATGAACAAAATGCGAATGATCCATTGTACAAACCAATGGCAGCTAACTTTGAAACTAATATTGCTTTCCAAGCAGCTTCAGACCTTATCTTTAAAGGTTGTGAACAGCCTTCTGGTTATACTGAGCCATTACTACATGCGGCTCGTTTAAAATTAAAAGGTTATACAGGTGACTAA